TGTTGAAGAATTCAGCGATGCAGTCGGAAATAACATTGCTGAATGGACTCGTCCCCGCGGCCGTCGTCACTGTGACTGCGTAGCTTTGAGCATCCGGCACCACAAACCCGGTCGTAACCACACAATCCTGAAGCAGATTGTAAACTCCGCTCACGACGTGATACAGACTCGCGCAAATCTGGCCGGGATACGCATTCCAACGCAACGTTCCGTTATCACAAAAAGCCACGGGCGGATCGAGCGGAGGCGGCGTTGGGCCCACGCCGCAGGCGCAAACTGTGTTGCTGAATGGGCTGAGACCGTCATCAGTAATAATTGAAATCGCGTAGCACGCATCGTCGGATAGCACAAACCCCGCGGTTCCCTGGACGCATTCCTGGACGAGGGTGTATGTGTTATCCGAGACGCGGTAAAGACTCGCGCAAATCTGGCCCGGATAATCTGACCACTTGAGAATGCCCGCGTCGCATCGCGCACTCGGTGCAGTCAGTGGAGAAATCGCTTCAATGAGAATCGGCGCCGCACTCGCACTTGAACCCGAGGTGATCGCAGGCGGGCAAATCGGCGGAGAAATATATTCAATCCGCAATCTTCGCAACAACAATACGTCGAGGAGTAAGTTCATTCAGCCGTTTGGGAATAGAAAAATGGCAACAGCGTTTGCAGTTCGCGTTCCGCTTGTTTCTGGGCGATGATATTCGCGACTCGATCCGCGGCGCCTTGCGACACCACACTGGTGGCGAACCCCGCGCCGGATGTGGTGATTCCATCCTGCTCCACAAACTTTGTCTTGCTGGCGACGAAATACTGCGCCGGAGTCGCGGCGAGCTCGGACGCGCCAGACTCTTCCGTTTCCGTTTTCACTCCAGCACCGTCGAAACGGACCGAGTTGAAATCCTCCTCTGCGGAGCACGCGTCTCCCTCGCCGGACATTTTCTCGGAGATCGTCATTCCGAATGACTTCGACCACCGGAGGGTAGCCGGGCCATGCCAAACGACGGCAAATTGAAAGCTTTCGTCGATGTTCTCGTTGTCTTCTCTTTCGACGGGGCAGGCCGCCGTCTCGGAGTTCATGACCTGCTTATTCGCGTCCTCGGTTCGCAGCGTCCGCGATTGCGCTTTGAATTCGTAAAGTATTGACGCCATGTCAATGAACCTATCCCACTTCAGACTGCCGCGCGACACCTTGACCAATTTCTGCATTACTTGCTTAAACTGGCCTCGAGACCCACCAGCGTAAAACACACCGACATCAATATCCTCTTCGATACCGGCAAACGCAAAGTCGGCCCAGGTGAGCCGGCAACGCGCGCCTGGCAATTTGTTCGTCGCTGGGCTCGTTTGGCCGAACATGCCGCGGCCCTCGATCCCGCAAGTAATCGGGCATCCGTTGTCGAGGCGATTCGGTCGAAAAGCCTCCCAAAGCCGATTCACGCCGTCGTAATCCACGCTGACATGATATATTCGAGACACATCGGCGACCACACCAGCGACCCACTCCACCGGTCGCGTGCCGATCCAGTAACCGGACCAACTCGGGCCGGAGTCATCGTTCAGCGTCTCAAAGCTTGCATGATTGAGCACCCAGGTGTGCGTGTTGTATTGATCATCCGCCGGCACCGACATCATAAAAAACTGGCCGAATGATATCCCGGCCACCAGGGACAAATCGTCGCTGAGTCGCGACTTCGACACCAGCATTTCGTTGTCGCGCGCGGGCAATCGAGCCGTCAGTTTGCCGGCTGTCGCAGGGTCGAAGATCGCAATGCCGGTCGGGCTCATCCAGACGATCTGGCCGTAATGTGACCGGATCGAACGGCTTGATGCTGCACCTACCTGCACAACCTCGCGTTGAAAGTCCGGCGTAGTCGGCCAGGCATCACGCTGCCGGATGTTCGCCTGTAATATCGACGCATCGGTTGCAGTGAACACCATCAATTGTGGTGCCTCGACACTCGGCGTCTTCACCATCCCGGTGACGGTGCCGGAGAAATAGAACGCGGAATTGCCCCCGAGATAAACATTCTCGCGAAAGCTGAACGGGTTCGAGATATCGCTGGCCTGAACGAAATTGCGCGTTGAGATCCATAGACGATCACCCACCCAGACCATGGACCCCCCGGCCGGGGTATCAAAAGCATTACCGCGAATGTGGTCCGCGTCGTTGCCGTCAAACCAGGCCGGCGCAGTGTTGCCGCCGTCCTGCATGAACAACAACGTTTTCGTCGGGATCAGCGTTATCGCGGACCCGAGAGACTCGTTAATTCGCTCTGCGGACTGGTAAACGGTCTCCCAGAAAATTTGCTCGGCATACGGAAGGAATTGCAACTTGGGCAACTGCCGGTATGTGACGAAAGGAAACGGGCTGACGTAGACTTTTCCGTCGACTGCGAAAAGGATCTGTTCGACTCCGACTACCGGCCGGAACAACGCGGCGCCCTGGAGACGGCCGGCAGGCAAGGTAAGTTTGCAATCTTGTCCGGGGCGACATGAGAGCACGCCACCAACGTTGAGAATGTTGATGCCGTTCCAGACATAACCGAGCGGAAGCTGGGAAGGGTCGCAATCGGACTTGGTTCCACGGAACGCGGTGCCGTCGAAATCGATGATCGCATCGGCGGTTGATTGTTGGTATGCGTTGGCCATTTCACCGGATATCGTAGTCGTATTTGTCGCGCGGGTTGCTCATGTCGATAACCTGGGGCGGGTTATACACCGGCGGCTCGGCTTTCATTTGAGCCTCGAGCTCCATGCGCGCAGCGTCGGACTCGAAACCATGCGCGGAGTCCGTTTGCAAGTCGTCGTAAGCTTTGACTGCACGAATCGCTTGTAGCAACGCAATGCGGCTGCGCAGCGGTATGTGATCGAACCGGCTGGCAAATTTCGGCGTCGATTTGAGAAAAGCGATGCGCACCCAGTTGCACGATCGGTTCAGCTTGATGCGGCGGTATTGGGGCAAGGTTTCGTCTGGCTCATAAATTCCGAGCAAAATTCCAGTTGGTCCGGAATCGTCGGTTGTTGACAACCGGACATTTCCGACAGTCTCTGATTTATAAACGCCGGTGATACGAGCGACCAGGGGGGCACCGTCGTCGGGGAGGGCGACTCCGTAGACAGTCGGAATGCGCAATCCGTTAATCCACTGATTGTTTTCGTTTCGTCGCAACACTTGTCCTGCGCTGTCGTATCCATAAACGATGAGATCAGAATTGTTGTCCTCTGCGGTGCTGAGAAAGGCCACCAACTTCGCCGGCGTGATGATGTCTTTATACGTGCAATGGAACTTACCGGCGTCTTCCCACTTCCATTCGCAAATCGTGCGGCATGAACCCGGGCCGTTGAGGTGAAATTCGAAAAGCTGGCCATACCCGAGCACCGGCTGTCCGCCGATGTTGACCCCGAGCACCGTATCGACCTCCCTCGGCAGCGTAATATATTTCCGGCCGCAGCCCGAAGGATTGTTGCAAATGCTGCCGATGCCGGCGCATGAACAGCCGGCGGTGCAAACGTCGAGATAGCCTTTCCAGCCCTCGAGGTCTTCCTTGTTCACGAGTAGCGACACCGCGTCGGCGATCCAGCGAAAAAGTTTCGGCTCATCACAGACTCCGAGAATCTGCTTCGCCTCGGCATAAACGTCATCGACGCGGAACATATTATGGATTGGTGATGATCAGTTTGTATTGCGGCACACCGGAAACCTCACGGACCCGCTGGCCCTGGCGGCGACTCGTCAGCGGTTTTCCGTTAACGATCGGATGGTGCTCGCCTTTTGTGGTGCGCACCAACTTTTTTTGTCCGCAATCTTTGCATTCGCTCATGCTACTTTCACAAAGGAGAGACTGGTAGACACCTCTATCCGCAACGGATCAGAGACTGCCCCACTCCGCTGCGCGTAAACTACAATCGTTTGCGCAGGGTTCGTGGTAACGAAGATACAATTCAACGTCATATTCGGAACTGCGTGAGTATCGGCCGTTGTCGGGGTAAGCAAAGTCCAAACCTGCTCGCTGTCCGCGATATCTGCGGCGGCCGTTGTGTTGACCAGTTTCGCCTTGATAAAACCACCCTCATTCAAAACAGAAGCGTGCCAGGTGTTCT